TCAATGTTATTCTTAAAGCACGACAGTTGGGTATCTCAACTATCACAGCCGCATACATTGTGTGGCTTTTACTGTTTTACCGAGACAAGAACGTTTTGGTTATTGCGACCAAGTTCCAAACCGCTGCGAACCTAGTCAAGAAGGTAAAGAACATTATGCAGAATGTTCCCCCTTGGCTTCGTATTGCAGATATCAAGATTGACAACCGCACGTCGTTTGTTCTGACGAACGGCTCCGAAGTCAAGGCTGCTTCTACATCTGGTGATGCTGGTCGTTCGGAAGCACTATCTCTTCTCGTTATTGACGAGGCCGCACACGTCGAGGGCCTAGAAGAATTGTGGACTGGCTTGTATCCTACGCTATCTACTGGTGGTCGTTGTATCGCATTATCCACACCAAATGGCGTTGGTAACTGGTTTCACAAAACGTATATAGAAGCAGAATCTGAAGAAAACGACTTTCATCCAACTAACTTACCTTGGGAAGTGCATCCCGACCGTGATCAAGAGTGGTTCGAGAAAGAGACTAGAAATATGTCCCGTCGTCAGATTGCACAGGAGCTGGAGTGTAATTTTAACGCTTCTGGCGAGACTGTAATACATCCGGAAGATTTAGAAAAAATGGTCCTAGGTGCCATTCAGCCAACCTATCGAACTGGGTTTGATCGTAATCTATGGCTATGGCAACAATACGATCCAGAAGCGACTTATTTGATGTCGGCTGATGTTGCCCGAGGAGATGGACAAGATTTTTCTGTTTTCCACATAGTTAAATTAGAGACCATGGAGGTCATAGGTGAATATCGTGGAAAACCAAATCTTGAACAGTTCGCTTCCATACTTGATTCTACAGGTAGAGAATTTGGCAGTTGTCTGTTGGTGGTTGAAAATAATAGTCTAGGAATATCAGTTCTAGAGAAACTACAAGACAGGCAGTACCCTAACCTTTACTTCTCTATAAAGGGTACGCACGAGTATATTAACCAGTTAACAGCCGAGTCAATGACGAACTCAGTGCCCGGCTTTACCACTTCTTCTAAGACAAGACCACTAATCATTGCAAAAATGGAAGAATTCATCAGAAATAAACTAATTACTGTGTACTCACCACGTCTTGTCGATGAGTTCAAAACTTTTATATGGAATAATAACAAAGCAGAGGCTATGAGAAGTTATCACGATGACTTAGTTATGGCTCTGGCAATAGGGTGTTGGGTGAGAGACACAGCACTTACAGTCAATCAAAGAGATATGGAATATAAAAAAGCTATGGTTGGATCTATGAAATTAAATAATACAACTCTAAGTACTACAATCCCCGGCATGGTTGGTCATCGCCAAGGTCCATTGAGTGACGACGCGATACAGCAAAAGCAGAATTACGAACAATTTGTTTGGTTGATTAAAGGATAAGTAAATGGCAGATCAAAGAAAAAACCCAAGAAACCCAAGATCAGAACTTTTTAAAAGTCTAACTAGAATCTTTTCTGGTCCTTTAGTTAATCGGAGAACACAAACTGGTCGCCGGCTAAGAAGATTCCAGCTGGATAAGCACGCAGCACAGTTCAGGTCGGCAAGTGGACAAGCATTCAAAACAGCTCGCTCTAATACTCCGGCTAACCTTCAGCTAGGTATAATGAATCAACACAACCGTGGAGAACGTTACGTTGATTTTGATCAGATGGAATACACGCCAGAAATTGCATCGGCTCTTGATATCTATGCAGATGAGATGACTACTCATTCTTCGTTGCAGCCGATGCTTAGTATACAGTGTTCAAACGAAGAAATCAAAGCAGTCTTGGATTCGCTTTATCATAATATTTTAAATGTCGAGCATAACCTTTTTGGTTGGTGTCGAACCATGTGCAAGTATGGGGATTTTTTCTTGTACCTAGATGTTGACGAACAGTTCGGAATCAAAAGCGGTATTGGTCTGCCGTCCCAAGAGGTTGAGAGATTAGAAGGCGAGGACGAAACAAACGCCAACTACATTCAGTTCCAATGGAATACTGGAGGCTTAACCTTCGAGAACTGGCAGATTGGACACTTTCGTATACTAGGCAATGACAAATACGCGCCATACGGTACATCAGTTTTAGAACCAGCCCGTCGTATCTGGCGCCAACTAATCTTGCTTGAAGACGCGATGATGGCATATCGAATCGTCCGAGCACCCGAACGACGCGTATTTAAAGTAGATGTTGGCCAGATCCCACCAAATGAAGTTGAACAATATATGCAGAAAGTTATCACTTCTATGAAGCGTAACTCGGTTATTGATTCTTCTACTGGTCGAGTTGACTTAAGATACAACCCTCTGTCTGTAGAGGAAGACTATTTCATTCCTGTCAGAGGTGACAGTGGAACAGCAGTCGAGACTTTGCCCGGCGGAACTTACACTGGCGATATCGACGATGTTAAATACCTGAGAGACAAACTCTTTTCTGCTCTTAAAATTCCTGCATCTTATTTGTCAAATGGCGAGGGCGCCGACGAAGACAAAACCACTTTGGCCCAAAAAGACATTCGATTCGCAAGAACAATCCAGAGACTCCAAAGAGCGGTAGTATCCGAGCTAGAGAAGCTTGGTATCATTCACTTACACACAATCGGATATAAGGGCGACGATTTATTGAGCTTCCAGTTGGCTCTTAACAACCCTTCTAAGATCTCTGAGCTTCAAGAGCTAGAACATTGGGATAAGAAGTTTGCGGTGGCCGGTGCAGCAACAGAGGGCTTCTTCTCACGTCGCTGGGTTGCCGAGCACTTATTCAATATGTCCCACGAAGAGTTCTTGCGTAATCAACGTGAACTATTCTATGATCGCAAGTTTGATGCACAACTTTCAGCAACAGCAGAAGCCATGGCAGAAGATGCCGCCGGCGCAGGCCTAGGCGGAGGACTCGGCGGAGAAGATCTTGGGGGAGATGACCTCGGAGATTTAGGCGGAGATGACCTCGGAGACTTAGGTGGAGATGACCTTGGCGGAGATGAACTCGGCGCTGATCTCGGCGCCGACGATCTCGGTGGAGGTGACCTTGGTGGAGATGATGACGTGCTTTTAGCAACTCCCGGAGAAGGTGGTCCGGGCCGTCGAGAAGATGGATATCTTACAAAGGGGTCCAAAGGAAAAGTCTACTACCCAGTCAAGAAAGATAAGAGACCTGCCGGCGCAACTAAGCGACACCGTTCAGCTTTTGCAAGCACCAATGTTGGCGACCCAAGATACACCTTCCCGGGCAAAATAGGTACAGGCGGATTAGATTCGCTAGCTAAAATGCATTTAGAGGGTCAGGAAACTAATTATACAAAAGAATTTATCTCGGAAGAGGAAAAGATTTTAGATATCAACTGGGAAGTCAAAACCCTTATTGAAAGCTTAGATAATATACCGGAGGCAAAAGATGAAACTGAAGCATAATAAAAAGAGAAACACAGCCTTTTTATACGAGTCCCTTGTTAAGGAGTTAACAAAGGCAGTAGTAAAGAAAGACATTGAACGAAAGAATGTTTTAGTTTCTATGATTAGGGAGCACTTCTCAAAAGGAACTATTCTAAACCAAGAGTTGGAGTTATATAAAGCTCTTAACGAAACCACCAGCATGGATGTCTATACCGCCGAAAGATTATTATCTGAAGCAAAAAAACAGTTCAGCGAGTTGAACCGAGAAGAAGTATTCGAAAGCCAGAGCATGTTGATAGAAAAGATTAACAAAGATATTGGTAAGGACTTCTTTTCAAATTTCGTTCCTAACTACAAGACCTTAGCTTCCATCGCGCAGATCTTTAGTGATTCCTCAACTGCTAAAGAAAAAGTTCTTCTGGAAAGATCCATTATTGGACGCCTTGCGGCAAAGCCAAACTTAGGTGCTCCCGTAGAGGAGATGAAACCTATTGATAAATTGGTCTTTAAAAAGATTATTGAGAACTTCAATGAAAAATACAATGGTAAGTTGCTGAACGAACAACAAGAACTTCTTAACCAATACATCTTATCTTTTGATAATGCTGACCTTGAGTTCAAGGTTTACTTAAACGAAGAATTGTCTCGGGTTAAAGAGTCATTGAATACTT